ACCGTATATATTGGTGTTTGTGTAAAAAGTAACGCTGGTTCGGGAGAATTATTTGTTAAAATAAGGAATGGTCAAGAATTGGACGAGCTTCATGATGTACGTATAACTTTACCTATTGACAAGGCTTCTTTATATTATTCTGGTGGATTATGGCGCGACACAACGGCGGCACTTTTAGTAAGTGACACAGCTTCCATGTTAGCTAATTACGCAACAAAAGCCTACGCGGACACAACGGGAAGGTTATATGCAAGACAGGATTATACGACAGGTGTAACATCTTCAACTTTGACATGGACACAAAGTGATACTTTGATTCCTGGGGGAGTTAATGTTATTCAAGTGTATCGCAACGGACAAATCCTTTTGCCTTCGCAATACACAATACCAACTTCAACAAGTGTTATTATTGCAGCTTCATCATTCAAAGTTGGTGATAATTACACGGTGATTTTTCCCCGTGGTGGCGGTGCAGGAAGTGGTGGAGGATCGGGAAGTTTAACATCTATATCCGGTGGTACGGGAATAACAGTTAGCCCAAATCCAATAACAACAACGGGTACAGTATCGGCTGATTTATCTGTATTAATGGAGTTGACAGATACAAGTTTATTAAATCTTACTACAAGATTTGCAAGTAAATTAAATACAACTGATACGGCTTCATTATCCTCAAGAATAAATGCAAAAGGAAATGGCACGGTAACAAGTGTAGCGACCGGATACGGCTTAACAGGTGGCACCATTACCACAACAGGTACATTAGTTTTAGATTCAGCGGTTATATTTTCTAGAATAAGAGATTCAATTGTTGACGTTGCTATTGGGAATGATACCATAAAGATTTTAAAACAGGAATACGCGCCAGCCACAACTAGCGTTTTAACTTGGACAATTACGCCTAAATTCCCTATTCAATTAAAACAATATATTTTAGTTTTTAGAAATGGCCAGCTTCTTATTAATGACCAATATAATTTAACTGATACTAATAAAATTACTATTGTTTCAAACTCCTTCAAGGCTGGTTCAAATTATACGGTGGTTACAGTGTCTGGCATTGGTTCGGTTGGCACTGGTACTTTCCCAAATCCTGTTTACCCAGAGGCAGGTATAGCTTTGTCAACGGGCACAACGTGGGCCTCATCTATTCCTAATAATTCGGCTAATTGGAATACAGCATTTACGGATAGGTTAAAATGGGATGGTGGCACCACTGGTTTAGTAGCATCCACAGGAAGAACAAGTTTAGGAGGCACAACCATTGGACAATCAATGTTCACTTTAACAAATCCTTCTGCAATAACTTTTCCTCGATTTAACGCTGACAATACTGTTTCAGCTTTAACGGCTGCCAACTTTCGGAGTGCTATTGGTGCAGGAGTAGGAACTGTTACAAGTGTAATTGTAGGCTCTGGTACACCAATATCAATTAACAACAATACAACTGTTCCCGAAATATCTATGGCCGCTGCAACATCAAGTGTAAATGGGTATTTGACTTCAACGGATTGGACAACATTTAATAACAAACAAGCCGCTTTAGGATTTACGCCAGCAAATAGTACAATCACTATAGCAACAACCGCACCATTACAAGGAGGAGGCAATTTAACGACAGATAGGACTTTATCTATTTTATCTGCTTCGGAAACTCAAAGCGGAATAGTAAATACAAGTTCTCAATTATTTGGCGGAAGCAAGGTTTTTAAAAATAGAGTTACTATTGATTCTGTGTTTACTTTAAATACTACCTCTTCTATACCTACTCAAATTTTAGGTATTAATACAACAGGCAATGTTAACTCTGTAGGTAAATTTACTTTAGGTTCTGGATTAAATATAACTTTAGGTGGCATATTACAAGCTGATACCACATTTTTATTTACACAGTCAGATACTTTAAGTCTTAACCTTACTTCAAGATTTGCGGCAAAATTAAATTTATCGGATACCTTAAGTATGTTAAGCAAATATTTAAGAAGAGCGGATACGACATCTATGCTACTGCCTTATTTAAGAAGAGCGGATACGACTTTAATGTTAACGCCTTACCTCCGTAAAACTGACACGACAAATATGTTATTACCTTACTTTCGAGATGCTGATACTTCTTCTTTAAATTTAACTTCAAGATTTGCGGCAAAATTAAATTATACTGATACTTCTTTTTTGTTTACTCAATCAGATACAAATCAATTAAATTTAACAAATAGATTTTCTGCAAAGCAAAACACATTAAACGGCACGGGATTTGTCAAGGCATCGGGAACAAATATAACGTATGATAATTCAAGTTATTTAACCACGGGCACGGCGGCTTCAACGTATTTGCCATTGACAGGTGGAACATTGACGGGAGGGTTGACAGGGACAACTGGAAGTTTTAATACAATTACTGGTACAAATGTTTGGGAATCAGGAAATTTAAAAATACAACCTTATACTAATTATCCATCAGAAAATTTTGGCATAGTATTTAATTCTTTATCTTTAAATGAAACTATGGATTTTTATTGGTTTGGATATTCTGAACAACCTCGTAGAGCATTTAGATTTATGAACGGAAGTACAAATTCTGAAAAAATGAGAATTGAACCACATACAGGATATGTTGGCATTAATGACACAACTCCTTCAACAACCCTTGACGTAAACGGCACACTCAACGCCACAGGCGTAACGACCCTTGGCTCAACCTTGGCAGTAACAGGCGCGGTGACATTGTCCACAACCACAGCAACGCCTTCAACGTTACTTGGTAAAAGCACGGGTGACGTTGTTGGCACGGTTACAACGGTGGCGCAAACAGGGTTAATGAAAGCTGGGAGTACTACGTTAAACACATCTTCTGTTGGAGTAATAACCGTGCCTCATGGTTTACCTTATACGCCTTCTCAAGTATTAGTTACCTTATCGCAGCAAAGTAGCTATATAATAGTGTGTCATTCAATAACATCGTCAAATATTTTATTTACTGTTTACGACTCAATTACTGGAAACGAATTAAACAACGTATCCGTAGGCTTTTTTTGGCTTGCAATTAAATAACAAAAACATAAACATGAAACAACTCCTTTTCCTCCTCCTTTTCCCTTGCTTATGCGTGGCACAGTACACGGGCAACGGAAACCAAAAGATAACCCTCGGAGAACAAACGAGTGCCGACGGAATTATATGGCGCGGAGTATCTTCCGATACCACTTTGACTGTAAAAAGTGACACGGCTGCCTATTTTGTACTTGATACGGTAAACATAAATCTTTACACTTACAAGGCTTCGGCAACTGGGCGAAAGTGGAGGCAACTTGGAGCGGACACCGCTTCTATTGCGTATGTAAACACTTATGGAACGCAAACGGTAAATGGGGCAAAGACTTTTAGTAGCACAATTACGGGAGCAAGATTTGACCCAACAAGTTCAAGCGCAACAGGCAATGGAATGTATTTACCAGCATCAAATACCATAGCTTTTTCAACAGCTGACACAAGAAGGATGACAATTACGTCTATAGGTTTAGTAGGTATAAATACATCAAGTCCTAGTCAACAATTAACTGTAAATGGAAACATAAGTACAGGTAATTTATTAATAGAAAATACTGGTACCTCTGTAAATTTTGGAGCTATAAATAATGGTTATTTTGCATTATTGTCAGGAGTAGGAGCAGAAGCTATGAGAATTACAACTAGTCAAACAATTGGCATAGGAACTGCAACTCCACAAAGCGGTTATCGTTTACACGTTGTTGATAGCGTTTACGTTGGAGGTAATGTTAGTGCATCAGCTTATACAACTCGTTCAGATTTTAATTTAAAAGATGATATTTTTGATTTAAAATATGGTTTAAATGATGTTTTAAAATTGCAGCCTGTAGAATATACATATAAAAGTAATGGCAGTAAACAACTTGGTTTTATTGCTCAAGATATTGGTACAATTTTACCAGAAGTAGTGAGTTTTGAGGAATCAATGTCTGTAAATTATCAAGCTATTATTCCCATCCTCACCAAAGCCATACAGGAACAACAAGCTCAGATAGAAGCATTAAAACAAAGATTATTAATTCTCGAAAATAAATAAAATGAAATACCTATTTTTATTCCTTCCCTTGTTTTCTTTTGCGCAAGACGTTGTCAAAGACACGGTGTACATCCAAAAGCAAGGAAACATTTATTACATTATTCAGCAAACTACTTTGTCGGATAGCACAGTCACAGGCTCAAAGCAAATATTGGGCGATAGTGCAACTGCCATTCAAAGCCTTGTTACCGATGCTGAAAGGCAAAGCAACACGATTGCTATTCATGCAAAGCCTATTATCACAAAGGGCAAAGCCGTACAAAGAATTAATTATTACAATGATTTGCACGTTCAAATTAGTGGTAAGCCTGTGTATTTTACAACGGCTCAAAGGGACACGGCAAAGTTTCTTGGAGACTGGAAATTAAATTTTAACGGTGAAATCATTGATGGTGTTATTGAGTTGAATGTAAACAAACGTTTAATTTTCAATCCTGATAATGGCAAAGTTTATTCTATTTCAACCAACTTACTTTTATCTACATTCACCAATCAAATATCGTTTATCTTTAACTCTATCAAATACGACTTATACAAGTTTGCTGATGGCAAATTTGCAACCGTTGACGGTGATGTTAGGCTAATAAAAATTGAATAATGAAAGCAACCTTAATCAACCTTTTGCACCTTGGATGGGAGAAAATAACGTATGCCATTTGTTGCGGATGGATATTTTCATTCTTCATTCCTATAAAAGGATTTTTGATATTTACAATTTTTGTAGTTTTTACAGATATGGCAACGGGAATCATTGCAGCAAAGAAGGAGGGGCAAAAGATAAATAGTCGTGGGCTTTATCGGACAATAGAAAAAATAGTAGTATATTTTTGTGCCATTCTTATTTTCGAGGGTGCAAGAAATACCTTTAGCCTTCCTTTCAACATTACGTACATGGCAGCGTTTTTAATTGCGACGGTGGAGCTTTATTCTATTTCGGAAAATATTAAGCGGATCACTGGTGTAAATTTGGGAGTTTTAATTACAAGATTTTTTAATCGTTAAAATAAATAAAATGAATACTAATCTTAAAGAGGCTTTAAAGTCAGCCGACACAGTAAAATCGCCACTTGGTGACGTGGCTTGTTATTCTCTTAATTTTGCCCAGTTGGCAGGTGAGATAAACATTTACATGGAAGGAAATAAAATTAAGTTCACGTGGAAAAATTACATTCAACTGGCTCAAATCATTTGGGACAAGATTAAGGAAACATCGAAGGAGTGCGCTGGGAAGGAGATTGAGGTGAAATTGCCTGCAAAGTTATCATTGATTAGTGCGGCTTTCGCATTAATCGGATTCAAGTTATAGGCGCAGCAGGATTCGCTACCTTAGGCAGCCGAGGGGAGTAGATTGAGTTCTATTCCCCTTAAAAATTAAAATTATGGACAAAAAAGAATTTTGTATATTTTTGGATGCTGGTCATGGTGGCATTAATCCTAAAGTAAAATTACCTAATGGATATACTACCTATCCATCTAAATGTAGCCAACACAACAATGGTAAATTTCATTCTTACGGATGGTTTTTTGAAGGCGTGTTTAACAGAGCTGTTACAAATCTCATTGAACAATATTTGAATGATTGGGGCATGACCACAATGAAAGTTTATGATGAAATAATTGACACGCCTTTAAGCAAAAGAGTACAGAAGGCTAATTTTGCAGCTAAAAATTATAGTCGTTCTTTATATTTAAGCATTCACGGAAACGCAGCCGAAAATAAAAGTGCTAGGGGATTTGAGGTGTTCACATTTCCAGGACAAACTGAATCGGATGTTTACGCAGAATTTCTATACAAAGAAGTACAAAAATCCTATCCTAATTGGGTTTTTCGTTCTGATACTACCGATGGGGATCACGATAAAGAAGAAAAGTTTTACGTTTTAAGCAAAACTTTAATGCCTTCGGTGTTATCTGAAAACGGTTTCTTTACTAATTTTCAAGATGCTAAAATGATGTTTGACCCATCATTCCAAAACACAATAGCAAAGTGCCATGCTAAAGCAGTTATTGATTATGCTGAATCAATAGGAGTGGTTATGTTTTAAATGGAAAGGGTTAGACTTTTGCCTAACCCTCTTATTTACCACTCATTAACAAATTGTAAAATTAACCTAGTTTATAAATTTCTTTAACAAAGTTAACGCCAAATCTTTTGTCGCATCACCCATTGATTCCTTATAAATTTTGTACGCTATCGTTATCATTCTCCCAGGTTCCATTCTATACATCGGAGGATTTTCATCTTTCATTAAAGGTTCCATGTAAAATTTCAAAAGAAATAATCTTGCCTGTGTACCTTCCGCGTATCTAATAGGTTTCGGATACAATTTAGAAATTTTTTCAATTTCTTTCCATGTGGAAATTTCAATACCATCTATTATTTCAACTTTTTGTTTCATTTTACTTTGTTTTGTTTAGTTCCTCAATTAAAGCATCTGCAGCTTTTACAGCATCTATTACTTTGCTTGTAATTAATGCACTGTCATTTGCTAACAACCCTTGCATTGCCATTGATGCAAAGTATTCGCGTTTAGTTAAACCTTCTTGTGGTGCATCTATACCATATTCATCTGTGTAAAAAGCTGCTTTTGAAAATGCTGGTGAATCACCGTGTGTTTTATTATTTTCCATGTTTCATATAATTTTTTGCCATAAGCGCAAGAAAAAACGCGT